AACATCTATCTGTGCCAGATTAGCATCAGCATAAGCTTTACGTAGTTCAAAGTCCAGCTTGGTTTTAAGATCTTTATCTTCTACAAACTTATCAAGAACTTTACCAGCAACTCCGATAATTGAATCAGCTATTCCTAACATGTTTCTTCTCCTATAAATGTTTTTCCATCCTCCATCTTGGTCAGAGGTATAATATTAGGTCTTCGTACAATCTTGTAACCAGAAGTTTCCAGCTTCTCTTCTTTATTAAATTCATCAGCAAAGACATAGATAACCAGATGGGGATATCTTTCAGAGATCTCTGCCAAGAACTGTAACCAATCATGGGAAGGAAATAGCGATACATGGGCATTCCTTCCATCCTTTAGTTTCTTTAAAGCTGCCATACAAGCAATGTTCAGGAAGACCATCTTCTTGGCAAATCCGAATATCTCCTGTGATACCCATCTAAGATCACTCTCAGGTATGTGTTCCATTACATCTGTACTAATAACAGCATCAAACTTTCCTGTAGGTAGCTCACTATGTTCTTCATGCCCAGGATCATAGAGTTTATAATTATCTATGTTCCAGTATTCAGGCAGAGACTTGGTAAGTTCCTTGGCCTTGGTGACTTTACGAAAGTCCTTGGTATAGAGGTATCCCTTGCCACAACCATAGTCCAGAAAGGACTGACAGTTATGCCTCTTGAGATAATGCTTGATAATATCAACAAACTTAACAAGACTTCTTCCATTGAACATACCTTCAGCACTTTTATGCATGTCTTTGTACTCACCAAGAAGATATGTATAATCCTTGGAGGTTGTATAACGACTGAAAAAACTATTAGCTTCAATCATAATAACCTGCAAACTGGGTACGTTTTTCCCTCTCTTCTTTTATTTTCCATAGGTCAGATATCATTGTGTCCTTTCCATGCAAGGTTAACATCCCTTCCAGACCATCATCTGAAAAAACTTTCTCACAATCTTGAGCCATAGCCAGCAGTTCTCCTGTAGTCCAGTAGGTATTCTCACCAACTGTAACTTGAAAGTACTTGGGTCTTGGTGTTTCACCGCCTTCTATATCACCCGTTACTTCTGTCTTCTGTTCCTTGGTAGGCTCTTCCATGCAGCAATCATAGCCAAAGAGATGGATATTCCTGAAGCCCATTGTATGAAGCAGTCCTATGGCTCTCATGGCTGCACAAGTTCCGCCTGTAATCAGGGTAGCTCCCTTGGGAATGCCTAACTCTTCCATAAGTTTAACCTGCTGGTTCTTGATCTGCTTACCCTGTTCCTTCTCATCTCTGAGAGAGTCAGTAAAGGCATGCCATCCCCAGAGTTTACATTTCTTTTCAATAAGAAACTTGGTTACAGAAGGATCAGTCATGGAAGCCAGCATAAACCGTGTGTCTTTATACAGCTTTTTAAACAGTTCTTTCCTAACAACACCATGAGTACTGGTTCCTGTAATAGGTCTGGGATCTAGTATGACACAAGCCCAAGGTTTAATCTTGTTCTTAACCAAGGCAGGATAGGAATGTTTAACGGCTATAACTTTAGCTTTGGGATTATCTTTGATGGTTTTTCTGAGTTCATCATAGTCTGTATATGGTCCTGCTGAAACAAGGATAGCTGTCTCTCTATGGGCAGGATGTTTATCTACCCATTTATCCTTGGGTATGAGATCCATATTTGTTTTAATATTATCCCTGATGTAATCCTTGGGTACACAGTCCCTTGGATGAACAACAATAGGTACACGTTTAAGTTCATCAGGACAGGCTTTCAGATCAGGATCATGCAGGAATAGACAGAGATGTGTATGACCACCTCCTGATACCTTGTCTCCTGAAGGTAACACATACTTTCTGGTTGTTGACTTCTCATCAAAGTTTGTCCAACCGTCTTTCGTAGTCTTCTGTTCTTCTACTTTCTTTGTTAGGACAGCATCAAAAACTTCCTTGCTTCCCTGATATCTTTCAGGAGGTAGAGCATCATCATCATCCTTGGTAAAGTAATGATCAAGGACAACAATAGGAACATTTTTTAATAGATTATATTCATGGTCAACAGTCTTGAAACTATTACCACTTCCTATCATGGCAAAATCTACTTCATCTAGGTAATTAGATTTAAGAGTATCCCTGACATTCCCTTTATATAGTTCAAAGGTAAAGGTTTTCTTGTCTCTGGTTTTACAGACTTCAGCAAACTCTTCTAGTCTTTTTTCTACGGCCTTCAAAGTATTATGAGGTTTAACATTAAACTCTTCTTCATCAGATTCAATAGTAGCATCTTCGAATAAATCATAACCTATATAATGGACTGCATGTACATGTTCAAAAGAAGCAAGAGCCATTTCAATAGCCCGTCCACCATTCCATGTACCTGTTTCCAGAAAGGTTTGTTTAGGTTTATAAAATCTTATAACATCAGCCAGTTGTTTATATCTATTAGGCAGGATATCAGGAGATGTTTTTGTTTCTGATAATTCAACAACACGTTTACCATCTTCATCCCTTATAGCAATATTTGTACTCCCTTGAAGGTGTAAGAATAATTCAGGGATAGCAGAATTATCTTTGTCAATTTCATGAGTTCTCATACCATGAGCATCATAGATTGTTCTTAGTCTATTTAGAATGAAACCATCTTTCCATTCTCGGTAGTTTAAAAATTCCCCAGAGATATAGGCCCCCCTTAGATCACCAAGGAGATCAACAGGAGTTTGTCTAGATAGATTAAAACCTTGGAAGAAGTGATCATCCTCACTCAGGCATAGCATGTCACAGTTATCTCTCTGTTCTGGCATCATGTTATATAGATCTTTTACCCAGAGTCTTCTTCGACTAATAACATCAGCATCCAGCCAGAATAGCCAACCATCATTATGATTGAAAGCACATTCAGTCAAGGCCATAACCTTTGGCATAAACTTGATAGCATCTATCGTATCGTTATAAGGAAGGATACCTCCTTCAGTACCGTCATGTGTAGAAAACTGTTCGAGAAAGTTTTTATAATCTTCAACTTCTGCTAGATTATGATAATGTATGTTCTTAGCTTGAGGAAGAGAGTAGTTTGTTAGATCCAGATCATAATAATAACAATGAAGCTCAATAGATTTTTCCCAGTTCTTATAGATAAAATTTATAAGATGGGAAGAAAAATTCTGTAGGTATGTTTCATTAAAGCAGGTAACAACTTTTATATCAGACATGGAGATCCTCTATCAATCCATTCATGGAAAGCCATGAGTAATCGCTGTTCCATTCAGCAGCATACTGACCATCAATATCCCTTTGGCATTTCCATTCTTTAAACCAAGGACCGCCCGTAGTAAAGTGTACATTCTTGGCCTCTAGCTTTGGATCTGAATGACCATCCAGCCAGTTCCATTCTTCGTTGATGGTTCCTATGTCAGCTTCTTTATCAGGCAACCATTGAAACCTATGCAACCATGTCCCTGGTTTTTCATTAACATCTATTACTGACAGACTTTCATGGTAAGGATGGGCACAATTAAATAACATCAAGCTAGACCAATTCTTTCTAGGATACTGTGCCTGTTTCCTACCATCCATTTTATATTCTTCTTCAGGATTATAGTTGTGCTTAACACAGTAGAGGGGATAGAAATCAAGCCTGTGTTCCTCAAACAGTTCTGTTATATCTGTTCTTAGATACATATCACAATCCATATACAAGGCCCAACCCTGATACATATTCAAGGCAGGTACAAGGAACCTTGTGAAACTAAACTCAGTAGAGAAAGGTCTTTCATCTACTCTATCTATATACTGACCATTCTCTGAAACATCGTACTCTCTCCAGTATAATCTCATACGTTCAAGGATGTCCCTGCGAAGGGGTTTAATATCTACAGTTTTAGTGGAAATTCTTTCAATGGAAAATTTAAGAACATCATAGGCTATTTTTTCTTTGGGATCATATCCTACATAGATTGTATTAATAGTGTGTTTTGTCACCATATCTCCTAAATAAAATTAAACAAACAAAGAGACAGTAAAATAAATTACTTCTCTTGATTAAATTATTTTGAAGTTATGGAGCTTTGGTGGTCATTTTTACGTGCGACAAACACGATACCTAATGCTCTGGCCTCGATAGTACAGACCCGCTATCTTCAATTATACTAATTAACTTTTTAGTTTTCTATTATATATTATACACTAATGTTCTATTTATGTCAAGCCTTTTTTAAAAAGATAAAGAAATATATTTCTCTATGTTAGAGAGTATTCCTGTTCTTTGGTGTATAACAATTAAAACAACCATTGTTATATACAATAATATTGTAAAGACATAGATTGTTTTCCAGATTGGTTCAGGAAAAATCCAGGGAGAAATAGCTCCAATTAAAATTAAAGCTAAAAGAATTATCATGTACCGCATACTCCTGAAGAAGTAGATAGCTCACAGATATCGTGTGTCTGTATGTTATCTTCAAATTCTTCACCTAGTTTTTCTTTAGCCTCTTCATAAGGTACGGCTGTCAGGGGTTGACCTCCTCTACACCCATCAGGGAAACAGGTAAAGCCTCTAAGTCGATGGGCATACTTGGCTAGTGTCTCAGCAAAAGGTTCTACTAGATCTTCATTGTTATCTTCAGTACCCCACTGAGGTAGGTTAATTGTACTAGAGATAGACATATCTACATACTCCTGTACATTAGCTTGGAAGTTAAGCCTACGTTCGTAATCCTTTATCAGATCAAGGGCTGACTCAATACTCTCAGGCTTGATGTCATACAGATCTATCATCTCTTGAGCAGCACTGTCGATAACATACTGATAATGCCAACGCCTGTTCTTCAGGTATCTTCTTTTGTAGGAGACAGCAAAGATGGGTTCAACACCAGTGGAGGTTCCAGCAAGAATACCGATGGTTCCTGTTGGAGCAACTGCTCGTACAGCCACAGGTCTGGATATAGATAGTTCTTCTGCAAATTCCTTGGCTGTTTTATCTGACTCTGCCTCATAGACCTTGAGCCATCTGTGCAGTAGAGGAGTTGTTTCATACTTGTGTCCTCGTTGGATAAGCCACTCATGCAAACCCATAAGACCCAACCCCAATCTCCTGTTCTTTTCCCTGACCAGACTAACCTTGTTGTAAGGGAGCTTGGCTCGTAGTGTTCCACAGAGGAGGAACTTGGTGGCAAGGTGGACAACCTCTTGCAACTGATCTGTGTCAGCAATACGAGCAAAGTTAAGGCTACCCAGATTACACACATCGCTATCATCTTCAGATGTAACCTCCGTACAAGCGTTACGCAATGTCTCCTTTTCCTTCTCGAAGAAATTGAAACTGAAGCCTGGTTCAGCAGTGCTAAGTGCCTGACGTACATTAGTCCTAAAGACATCCCCTACATCTCCTTCTTTCCAATAATTTAAAAGCCATTCAGTATCATAGTTAACACTGATGTTTGTCATGTCCAGTGGGGCAGGGAAATCAAAGTCATCCTGTTTAATATCAAAGATTGTCTGACCCGTTGAGCCTACAGGCATGTCCTTCCAGTTCTTAGCTTCAAGAAACTTAAAAATATCTCCATGCTTCCAGTTCAGGCTGGCATAGATAGCTGACCGTCTACTCCCACCTTGCATAACCCGTCTGCCAATCTCATTGATCATCATCATCTTGGGTATGGGACCACTACTAATTCCACCTGTACTTCTCAGTGTCTGGCCTTCAGGTCTGTAGGTGCTGTAGTCACATCCGATACCACCACCTGTCATCAGGCAGGACTCAGACTTCCAAGAGAGGTTAGCCCAATCTTCACGGCTATCTTCTTCTGCTCTGAGTAGGTAACAGTTGTTAAAAAACTTCTTGTCCCTTCCTGCATAGTAAAGGTAACGGCCTCCTGGAATAAATCTCAGGTTGGAGATGTGATCTATGAGTTGTTCCTTCTCATCTCTGGTTAGTTTTTCCTGACAGACATCTTCTACCAGTGTACAGGAAAGCTCATGAAAAGTCTCTGCTTCTTTATGGGAATATTTAGTATAGAATATATCTTCACTGAATTTAGATCTGAATTGTGGATTACGGTTAGACTTAAACATGAGTTCCCCTCCTATTTGTTTTTGTTATAGACAAGTTGAAGGATGAGTTCAGCATAGTGAATAACCTTCTCTATATCCTTGGCTCCTTCTGATTTAGTACGATGTCTTGTTATATACTTAACGATGTTCCCTTCCAAAAAGTCCAGCTTGTTAGCACAGATATATTCAACAGGTTGGATCTTACAATTCTTATAATGATCACCACCAATCTGCTTTTTCAATGGCTCTTCTTCTGTTAGAGCCTCTCTTATTTCCCTGTCTTCTCTAATACTTTTTATAATAAAATCATCTCTATCTTCAGCCATAATATTATCCTAACAATGTGGTAATTTTTTTTCTGATATAAACAAGGTTGTCTGAATTAACTACATGATGGGCAAATTTTCTAACATACTCTGGAGAGAGTCCAGCATAATCACAGACGAGTTCAAAATTTTCGCAGGTGACACCTATAGATGTGAACAACCAAGCTTGTGCCTGATCTCGATACACCCTGATCTCACTTTCTTCTCCTTTCTTTGTTGCATCTAGAATAGCCTGTAATATTACGGAAAGATATAAGGATTTGTGAGGGCTTTTCCTACTCTGTTCATAGAGTTCTTCTATAGCATCAGTTAATATTTTCATACATTAAATTTCTTCCTGTACTGGTCTATAAAACTTACCCCCTACATAGTTATTATAGTAGGCTGGCTCGTCCGTTCCCTCTAGTCTTTCTGTAAGTACTTTAAATTTCATCTGATAGTAACACTCGTAATATTTTAGACTTCTTTTGTTTTTAAATTCCCCTATAATCCTGAACCTAAAACTTTTCTTTCCTAACTTTTCTATATCTTCCAGCAAGTACTTAGAAGATCCCATGTATATCTTCCAATTAGACTCTCTAAATTTCTTTCCCTTCTTGTAATTCCAGTATTG